ACCCGGCTACCCTGGACGGCCGTCTAAGTGAACCCGCTCAAGAGACTTCGCCGGATGCTCTTCTCGAGGAGCTCTAGGCTCTGGCGCGGTTTCAGGATCGGCGGCACCCGAATCGACTACGCGAAAGAAGTCGGCGACGGCCGCGACTCGAGCCTCGTCGCCGCGACGCTCCTATGGATCGCGCGAACGTTTCCGGAGGCTCCGCCGGCCGTCTGGCCGGTCACGCCGTCGCCGGGCCTCGAGAAACCGATCCTCGGACACGACCTCACGCGTCTCCTCGAGCGTCCGAATCCGTGGTTCACGTGGCCGACCTTCGTCATGGCGACCGTCACCGATTGGAACGCGAACGGCGAGACGTACTGGATCAAGGAACGCTCGAGCTCCGGAGCTCCGACGCGCCTATGGTTCACCCCCTCTTGGATGATGCGGCCGGAAGGCGACGACGCCGGCGCGTTCATCACGCACTACGTCTACACGGTCGACGGCGAGGAATTCCGCGTCGACCCGAAGAACGTCGTGCACTTGAAATACGGCACCGACCCGGAGAACCTCCGGCGCGGGCTCTCGCCGCTTCGCTCGCTCACGCGCGAAATCTTCACCGACGAAGAGGCCGCGGCGTTCACGGCGACGCTCCTCCGGAATATGGGCGTCCCCGGCGTGATCGTCTCGCCGGACGTGCAGCTCAACGACGGAGGCGCGGCGCTCACGGCGGCCGAGGCCGAGGCCGTCAAGCAAACGATCCGCTCGTCTTTCACCGGCGACAATCGCGGCGACGTCGCCGTCATGACCGGGAAAACGAAGGTGGAGCAATTCGGGTTCTCACCGGAGCAGCTCCTACTCAGAGAGCTCCGGCGAATTCCGGAGGAGCGAGTAACCGCGGCGCTCGGCATCCCGGCGGTCGTCGTCGGCTTCGGCGCCGGCCTCGAGCGGTCGACCTTTACGAACATGGGCGAAGCGCGCGAGGCGGCCTATGAGGCCGGCCTAATCCCGATGCAAACGATCATCGCCGAAGACGTCCGCTTTCAGCTCCTCACCGACTTCGTCGACGACCCGCACGCGTTCCGCTTCGGCTTCGACTTGACGAAGGTCCGCGTGCTCCAAGAGGACCTCTACCGGCAGGCTCAACGGTTCGACCTCGGCATCCGCGGCGGCTGGGTCCAGATCGGCGAAGGTCGCACGGCGCTCGGCCTCCCCGTCGGCGAGGCCGACGACGTCTATCTACGTCAAACGTCTTACGTCGAGGTTCCCGCCGACGGCGGTCCTCCTCGAGCTCTGGCGCCGGCGAGCCCGAACGGAAACGGAGTCGCGATCGGACACTCCGGCGACGTCGCGAGGGAAGTGATCGCGGCGATCGAAAGACGCGAACGTCTGGAATCACGCGCATACTCTCGGCGAGGAGGCATGAGGTGAAGCACGAAAACGTCATGAGATACGTCGGCTCGAGGCCGTGGGCGATCATCCCCGGCACCCTCGAGGCGATCGTCGAGCTCCTCGCCGTGCACGAGGCCGGCGAGCAGTTCTCACCGGAGGAGCTCGAAGAGCGGATCAAGGACGGGCCCGGCCGCGGCACGCGCGCGCAAGTCGGCGGCGTCGCGATCCTCCCGATCAGCGGCGTCATTACTCCGCGCGCCGACCTCTTCTCCGACGTCTCCGGCGGCACCTCGCTCGAGACGTTCCGCTCGCAGCTCGCCGAGGCGATGGGCGACGAGGACGTCAAGGCAATCGTGCTCGACGTGAACTCACCCGGCGGATCGACGGAGCTCCTCGAGGAGACGGCCGCCGAGATACGCGCGGCGCGCGACGTGAAACCGATCATCGCCGTCTCGAACACGATGAACGCGAGCGCGGCCTATCACCTCTCGAGCCAAGCCTCCGAGCTCTTCGTCACGCCGAGCGGATACGCCGGCTCGATCGGCGTCTACATGGCTCACGAGGACCTCTCCGAAGCGCAGAAAAAGGCCGGCATCAAGACGACTCACGTGAAGGCCGGCGCGCACAAGGTCGACGGCAACCCGTTCGAGCCTCTCTCGAAAGAGGCGCGCGAGCACTTGCAGAGCCTCGTCGACGCCGCTCACGGCGTCATGGTCCGCGACATTGCGGAGGGCCGGCGCGTCTCCGAGAGCGACGTCCGCGGCGAGCGGTTCGGCGAGGGCCGCGTCTTCGATGCTCGGCGCGCGGTCGCGCGCGGGCTCGCCGACGGCGTGCAGACTTTCGACGAGACGGTCGCGACCGTGCTCGTCACCGGCGAGAGCGGACGAGCTCCGGCCGGCGTCGCGACTCTCGAGCTCGCCTACTCGGCGAACGCGAGCACGGCGAGCACTTCAACCTTTTCCGACGGCGTTCGACGCGCGGTTTCCGCGCTCGAGGCGATCGTCAGCGACTCCGAGCGGTTCCCGCGTCTGAGTCGGAGCAAGCAAGAGCAGCTCTCCGAGCTCCACGGCCGGCTAGGCGAGGTCCTCGCCGAGCACGGCGACGAGCTCGAGGAGGAGCTCTCAGACGAAGCCGGCAACGCCGGCGCCGAGCTCGAGCTCGAGACGGAGGCGGCGATCGCCGCAGCGTCCGCGATGCTCGCGCTCGGAGGAACCCGAAGCTAGAAGAGGAGGGAAGAAATGGCATTGCTCAACGAGCAGGAAGTCAGCTCGTGGGGAGCTCCGAAGGTCCGCGAGACGATGAAGGCCGAGCTCGGCGAAGTCGCGTCGATCAAGGCCGCGAACGGAGGGTCGCTCGCGAACGTCTCGAACGAGGACGCGGAGAAGGTTCGCGAGCACAACGGCAACCTCGAGGTGCTCGGCAAGCGGCTCGACACCGCGCGCGAGCTCGAGGGAGCCGACGAGCTCTTCTCGCGTTACGACGACTTCCTCAACGGAGTCGATCCGGCTCAGGCTCACCCCGGTCACGGCAAGATCGCCGACAAGCGCGAGACGAAGGCGGCGAGGGACCTCGGCGGGCTCTTCCTCGAGTCGGAGGCGTGGAGCCTCTTCCGTGACACCGGCGACGCCGGCAAGACGGTCGAACTCCCGATCGCGTCGCTCTGGCCGAACTATGCCGGCATCGGCGAGGTTCCGGCCGACGGAATCGGACTCAGGGCCGCGCTCTTCCAGAGCACGGACTATCCGATTCAGCCCGATTTCATCGCTCAGCCGGTAGAGACTCTCTACCAGCCGAACAACATCGGGCCGCGCTTCGCTCAGGGCACGACGAACTCGAACGTCGTCCGCTACCCGGTCGAAACCGTCACCTCGACGGGCGCGACGGAAATCGCGGAGGCAGGCACGAAGCCGGAGGCTCAGCTCAGCTTCGCGCCGGTCGACGAGCCGATCAGGAAGATCGCCGTGCTCCTCCCGCTCACGGATGAGTCGCTCGACGACGCTCCGTTCCTCCGGAGCTACATCAACGCGAGGCTCCGGCTCTTCGTGCAGATGCGAGAGGACTTGCAGCTCCTCACCGGCAACGGCACGGCGCCGAACCTCCGCGGCATCCTCAACCGGTCAGGGATCAATACCACCGCGAGCTACTCGATCGGTGGCGCGAACCCGGACCAGGCTCTCATCGATCAGACCTTCGTCGCGATCATGGCGGTCCTCACGGCGTTCCTCGAGCCGGACACGATCGTCATGAAGCCGAGCACGTGGCAGATCGCACGGCTCGCGAAGGACGCTCAGCGCAACTACCTCCTCGGACGGCCGGCGGACGAAGCCGACCGGCGTCTGTGGGGCTATCCCGTCATTCTGAATGCGAACATGCCGGCGCAGCTCGCGACGAATAAGGTCGTGCTCGTCGGAGCGTTCCGGAGCGCGGCAATGCTCATCCGCCGCAGCGGGATCGACCTCGCGGTTAGCGACTCACACTCGACGTTCTTCGCCGAGAACAAGGTCGCGATCCGGGCCGAGGAGAGGATCGGGCTCGCCGTTTTCCGGCCGGCCGGATTCGCAACCGTTACCTCGGCGGCCTAGTCGAGCTCGACGAGGGCATCACTCAAAGACGCCGACGAGAGGAGGATCGAGAAAATGGCAATGAAGAACTACCGCGTCGAGCAGGCCGACGGAGAGGTGCAGTTCTACCAATTCGACGAGAACGATGAAGCCGGCGGAGGGAAGGCCGGCCTCGAGGCTCTCAAGGCCGCGGAGAAGGACGACGACTCGACGGTCAAGAGCGTCAAGCAGGCCGACCCGAAGCCGGGCGAGGCCGTCTCCGTCGACGTGCAAGACGACAAATAGAAGATCCGCTCAGGGGAGCCGGCTTCGGCCGGCTCCTCGAGCTCGAGACGAAAGGGCACCGTGTCAATTCTGAGAACACCCAACATCGAGCGCGAGCTCCTCTCGGCGCGGCTCTCGAGGCTCATCGGCCGGCGGCCGAGCTCGAGCTCCGACGTCGAGCGCGAGCGCGGCGTCGAGAGGAACGCTCAGCTCGACCGGATCGCGCGACGCGCGCGGAGGAGGAGCTAGACGATGGGGAAATACACCTACGCCGCGAAGAACCTCATGCTCAACGCTCTCAAGGGCACGGCTCCCGGCACGCCGATCACGCACGCCGGCCTACTCTCGGCGGCCGCGGCGCCGCTCACGGCCGTGACGGCCGTCACCTCGACCGACACGTTCACGAAGACGTCTCACGGCCTCGCGAACGGCGACGTCGTGATCCTCACGTCTGTCACCGGCGGCACCGGCGGCACCGATCCGCTCCGCTACGGAAACGCCGGCAACGGCGACGAGAACGCCGAGCCGTTCTTCGTGATCGGACAGACGGCTAACACGTTCCAGCTCTCGCGGACGTCCGGCGGATCGGCCGTCGATATCGGCACCGATATCACCGCGGCGACCGTCACGAAGCTCACCGAAATCTCAGGCGGCTCGCCGGCATACGCGCGCAAGGCGATCGCGTACAACGCGGCCGCAGACGGGACGATGGACGACTCGACGAACGGCGCCGTCTTCGACGTGCCGGCCGCCGGCGTCGTCGACTATGTCGGCTACTACTCGGCGAGCACCGCCGGCACGCTCCTCGGCATCGACAAGGTCGCTCAGGAAACCTTCGCAGCGCAGGGCACGTACACGCTCACCGACTCCGACCTCGACCTCCTAGCCGCGTAGGGAAGGGGCACCGTGCTCCTCTGTATCGGCACGACCGACAAGGTCCAGGTCGTCACCGGCTCGGCCGTCAACGTCGACGTGCACGCGTCCTATATGGACTACGACTCGGCGAACGGGAGCGTCACGCCGGGCCGGCAGAACTCGAAGATCAGCACGGCGACGACGACCGACGTCGTCGGAGCTCCGGGCTCCGGC